TGTCTTACAAAGTTTAGTCTATCAACTACTTTAAGATATTTCCTACCTTGAATATTAATGAAACTGTCTTTAGTGTTTTCAGTAAATTCCTTGATAGCATCTATCAGGTTTATGTTCTCCATCTTTTCTCCTTTGTTATTGTTATTCGTTTTCATATTCCAAATAAGTGTCTAATAGTTTCAACTGCAACCAATGCAAGCATAGCTATAATAAACAATTCAAATCTATCGCTGTTCATTTTTATAATAATTTAAAAATCTAGTTATATATTCTTCAGGTACATCATTCCAAAAGAAGTCTTGCTTTTTTCTTATGTCTGAAAAATCTGGTTTAATAAGTCTAGCTAAAGCATAAGGATCTCCATTGGCTAACTTTAATTTCTGTTCCCATATTTGTTGATACATAACCAACTCATCTAAATAATGTTTTAAGTTCTCAGGTTTTAAATCATCACAATTGTTTTCGCTAAATACTTTATGTTCAAAGTGATTAGAATAAATAAGCACAGGTTTCTTACCGCCTGTTGCAAAACTATAAGCTGCCATTTGCATACAATCGCTATGGAAGGGTTGTTGAGGTACTGCTCTCTTAGTATATGAATAACCTTTTTTAGTTTTAATTACTGAACCAAATATATTTTTTAAATCTACAATGTAATCTTGCCCCTCTAAATCTATAAACATTTTGAAGTAAGTTCCTATTCCATCTATCCATGTTGCATACTCAGTTTCAAAATTCCAATCTTGTTTTGGCAGACTCTCTATTGCTGTTTGAAATTGCTTTAATGTTAATTTAAAATTCTTAGCCATGTAATATCTTTTGGCTTTATCTTTTTCGTCTATTGGTTTTTCTGCTTTTAATGATTTGAATAATGATTTCTCTTTATTAAAGATAACATCTTTTAATGTTTCTTTTTTGCAAAGAATTTTTTGAACTGCGTTATGAACAATGTTTCCCATAGTAAAGTGAGAACGCTTAGGCATGTTCATTCTTTCTTGTGGAGTAAGAACTATATAATTAAAAAATCTTTTATCTTCTGGTAATTTATTTTGTGAGACACTAGCGTATTCTAAACCAAATGCTTTATAAGCTGGATCAGTAATTCTAAGATCGTTCATGTTCCGAATCAGTATTACTATTTACACTTCATTGCAATACTATAATCAATTAATTTATACATAACAAATAAGATATATAATTCAATAGCATATAATTATATATAAAACCTAGAGTTGTTTGTGTTGATAAATTATTGACAGTCAAAACAAATAGAATTAATAAAACGAATCACAATGATTCAAATTAAATTAGACGAATACGAAATACTTGCAGCTGGTTATACAGCTTTGCTTCGCATTACTGAAAGCATGAGACAGAATATTAATTGGGGTCATGGTTATAAAGGTAGCTTTGGCGACAAGGTTGCAAAGTCTATGTCAGGTACACTTGCTGAACTTGCTGTTGCAAAAGTTTTAAAAGTACATTTTAATTATCATGTTAATAATTTTAGGGGTGCTGATTTATATTTTAATAATCAAAGAGTTCAGGTTCGTTGCCAGACACCTAAGAATGAAAACTTCTTAATCATAAGACAAGATAGTTCTGCAAATGAAACATACATATTAGTCATTGATCGTTGTCCAATATTTGAGGTGGTTGGTTATGTTAACTCAAGTAACATTGTAGGTAATAAAGAATACTTAACTGACTTTGGTTATACTGATAGACCCAAAGTTTATTCTGTGCCAATGGCAAACTTAATTTCAATAGAAAATATTTTCAATGGATAAAAAATTTAATTACCAAAGAGTAGAGATTGTATGGATGGATATTTGTAATGCAGAGGGTGCATGGTTAACAGAAGCAGATGTTTTAAATCACACTTTAGCTGAGTGTGTTTCAGTTGGTTTCTTATTTTCTAAAAGTAGAAACACAGTAAAGATATTTAGTTCTTGGAGTTATAACAAGGATCACTCCATAGATTACGCTGACGTAGTCGCAATTCCGACAGCAGCAATTAAATCAATTACAGTAATATGAATAACTGGAAACAACAAAATATAATTGATTTTGAAGATGCTCAACCTGTTCTGTGGAAGAAAGAATGGTTAGGGATGCCTGAATATAATAACTCTGAACAACCAGAAGCAAAAATTAAATTAACTTTTAAATTTAGAAATGAAGAAGATTATGAATTTTTTAAAGAACAAGTTAAAAAATTAATTTACAACGGAGATAAGTTTATTGACGGCAATCAAGGTAAATTTGAGAAACAATCTTGGTTTCCTTTAATAGAAAAAGCTAGTAAATATTATTATAAAGGAAATAACAACCCAAGATTCCCTGTTTATATAATTAGCAAAGGTAGATTTAAAAAAAATCCAACAGTTCAAACTTTAAATCAACTGAAAGTTCCATTTAAAATAGTTATAGAGGAACATGAATACAAAGAATATTCAAAGATAGTTGATAAAAATAATATTTTAATTTTACCGGTTAAATACAAAAAAGAATACGATACATTTTGGAAAGATAACTTAGGTATTACAGGTAGTGGAGCGGCAAGAAATTATGTTTGGGATCATGCTATTGAAAACAAAAGTGTTTGGCATTGGATATTAGACGACAATATAGAATCATTTGAAAGATTTAATAATAACATGAAAGTTAAATTTATGTCTGGTGATCCATTTTACATCTTAGAAGATTTTGTTTTGCGTTATGAGAACATTGCAATAGCCGGATTTGGTTATGCAAACTTTGTTCATTGGCATGAATTTAGACCGCCAATTAGTTTTAATACAAGAGTTTATAGTTGTTTGTTAATTAGAAACGACATTCCTTATCGTTGGAGAGGCAGATACAATGAAGATACTGATTTGTGTGTAAGAGTTTTAAAAGATGGTTGGTGTACTTTGCAAACAAATATATTTTTACAAGGTAAAATGGCTACTCAAAAAATGAAGGGTGGAAATACAGACGAAATCTACAAAGATGGAACTCTAAAGAAAAGTCAGATGATTGTTGATATGCACCCTGATATTGCAAAACTTACTAAAAAATTTAATCGTTGGCATCATCATATTAATTATAAAATCTTTAATAAAAATTTACCAATTAAAAAAAAAAATATTATTATTGATGATAAAATTAACAACTACGGATTGCAAAAATATAAAATTTAAACAATGACAAGCATAAATAAAGTAATATTATATACAGCAATCATTTTATTCTGTTTGTTTGTTGTAATATTTTTATAGACTCTTATGGACATAAACGCTTATTATAAACAACAACACAAAATTATATCTGATTTTAATATGCAAAAACTTAATGAGAAAAAATCGGCAGCTGAAAATAATCGTCTTAATAAAACAAGACTAAAGTTTATCTCAATTGTTTTTATTCTTATTTTGATTTTGATATTAGGATGAAATTAGTTTTAACTATTCTATTGATGAACGGAAACATTATGACGTTTGATTTTTATAATGATAACTCCGCTTATCAATGCGATAGGTTGTTTGATAACTTAACTTATTCAAGAACTACTAGAAATTACAAAGGCAGAAAACAAATAGGAACATTTTTTAGAAACCAAGAAGTATTATTATATGCCTGTGAAACAAGAAAAGCCGTTTAAAATGACGCTCAATGAAGCATTAGATATGGCAAGGATTGATCCTGTTGCTACTAAAGCATTGAGAGAGAAGTTAATTAACTTATAAGTTTTTAAATTTAAAGTAGATGAGCTTACATTAATACAGCGTTTAGCTGTGTATGATTTATTAGACACAGAAGAATACAGAAAGATTATTAAACTATTATCTTCAGAAATTATTAGTGAGTATTTAAAATGATGGAAAATAAAAACAATGAGTTCCCACTTTGCTGTGATTGTGTATTCCAGGCAGAGGTTGAATTTGACGGCAAGGATTATTGTATAAGATGTTTAAAGGAAGCTGTGATAAGAAAACAGAAACATAAAAATCAAGATTTCTACATGAAGAAAAAGAGATGAAAAAAGAATCTGCTCTAAGGTATGTTGGCTTTAATGTTAATGACGATAGGGAGAAAGACGACTTTTATCCAACACCATCAGCAGCAACACAAGTTCTATTGGACAGACAAAAATTTAGTGGAAACGTTTTAGAACCTGCTTGTGGAGACGGCGCTATGTCTAAAGTTTTAATTGATAATGGTTATGAGGTTATCTCATCTGATTTACATGACAGAGGATATGGCAAGACAGGTGTTAATTTTTTAGAGACAACAGAAACTTATGATAACATTATTACAAACCCACCTTTTAAATTAGCAACAGAATTTACAGTTCATGCGTTGCAACTTGCAAGACACAAAGTAGTTATGCTTTCTAAGATAACTTATTTAGAGGGTATCAGAAGAAAGAAATTAATATTTGATCAGAAGAAATTACAGACAGTTTTTATCTTTACAAAGAGGGTGGCATTTAAAAAACCTGGAAGCGATAGTTTAGCCGGTGGACTTATGGCTTTTGGGTGGTTTGTTTATGATGTTAGTTTCTCCGGTCAACCAATTATAGAATGGATATAAAACAATGAGACCAAAACCAGAGAATGTATGGCGTAAGGAAATTAGAAGTTTAATTCAACCTACTATGTATCAGAAGTTAGATGCATCTGATTCTAATTTTTTTAAAGCAGGATTTAAAACAGGTTATCGTTTGGCATTGCAGCACATTGGCAATTACAAAGCTATGGATTTTTCTAGGAAGCGCAATGTTAAGATAACAAAAGTTAGTCCAATCATAGACGCTATTCTTTACAGAAGCGCAAATCATTTTGGGGTAGATATTAATTTAATGTTGTCAGACAAAAGGGATAGGCATTTAGTTATTGCAAGATCGGTAGCTATAAATTTATTAAAAGAACTTACTCCTTATTCGTTGCATAACATTGGAGAAATTTTGGCAGGCAGAGACCACACTACAATCATTCATCACATTAGTTGCAAAGCCCAAAAAAATGGACTGTGGTTTCCTTACTTTGAGATATGGAATAGTTTCAGTAAATTAAAACTAGAACTAGAAGCTGATTTTAAAGTTCAGAAATGACATTGTTTAATGAAGATTGTTTAAAAGTATTACCAACCATACCTGATAATAGTGTTGATTTAATTCTTACTGACCCACCTTACGGCATGAATTATCAAAGCAATTGGAGAA